CCTGTACTACCTGTTAATCCTTGTATACCTGTAGCACCATCTGTACCTATATATCCAGAAGCCCCTTGAAATCCTGTACTACCTGTTAATCCCTGAACACCAGTACTACCAGATAATCCTGTATCTCCTTGAATACCGCTGGCGCCTGTAGCGCCTAGTAAACCTTGAATACCGCTGGCTCCAGCTACCCCTGTAGCTCCTTGAATACCTGTACTACCAGTTAAGCCTGTGGCACCTTCGGGGCCATCTCCACGCATTTCTCTTACTACAATTTCAGCAGTGTTATCAGGAGCAGTATCAAAAGTAAGTGTAGTTCCACTTACAGTATAGTCTAAGGTAGGGTTTAATAATACTCCATTAACAGCAACTAGTAGATTATCTACAGTATATCCACTATCAATAGTAAAATTAGTTGTAGTACCATTACCTGTAAACTTCTTTGTAGTTACTGCAAAAGGAACGCCAGTTGCGGCATTAGTAGAAGTAATAGTTAGTTTTTTACTACCAGCAGTAGGATCAGTAGTAAGAATTATACCGCTGCCTGCTACAAACTGTACAGTATCCTCACCTACGGCTACTAAGTCACTTTGCCCTGTTATTTTCCAGGTTTTAAATGTGGAACCTAATGCAACTTTAACTACACCAGCGGATAATTCTGTTAAATTAAATCCTGTGTCCTGATCAAATACAATTCTTGTTACTTCTGTAAAAGGACTAGATTGAGTAATTCCAGTAATACTGGCTACCTCTAAACCTTTAGACTTAAAAGCTTTTATTTGATTAGCAGAATTTTTAAAATACAGTAACCCATCTGCATAGTTAAGGGCAAGTTCCCCATATGCCAGATCGCCAATAAGCGGCACTCGGCCGCTTACTGAAGATTTTTTAAGAGCAATATTAGACATTTAGTATCCTAAAAAGGCGAGTTATCTAAAAGGTGAAAAATCACCCGTATATTTTTAATTAATATGTTCCACCATCAATAGTATCTGTCCAACTTGGAGCACCTGCTCCGCCTGATACAAAGAATTGACCTGAAGTGCCTGCTGCACTAATTGCTAATGCTGAACCTGTTGAGTAAGTAATACCACCATTAACTGCTGTTAAGCTAGCATTTGTACCACCTTTGTTTAAGGCAATATTAGTTGCTGACCAAGTACCTGATGTTAGTGTACCAACACTGGTTAAACTAGAGCCAGCAACTGTTGAGCCTAAGGTAGTGGCTTCAAGTACTGATACACCATTAATTGCATATACCTTACCAGTTGCTATATTTAAGTGTTCAGAAGAATTCCAGCTTGTAGTAGTACTGTTATATAGGAAACTGTGTTCACTAGTACCGGTTGTAAAAATACCAGAACCGTTAGCAGTAACTTCTGTTGGAGTAACTGTTTTACCAAGTTCTAATGTTTTATCAGTAACTTCTACTGAGGTTGTATTGATAGAGGTAAGAGTACCGTTAACTGTTAAGTTACCACCAATTATCGCATTACCAGTAGATTCTAAAGTTGTAAATTTACCTGAGCTTTGTACAACATCACCGACTGGAGTACCATTTAAGCTAGTTAACGTAACACCACCACCAGCAGAACCAGACATTGTGGCCCCACCTAGATCAATAGTTGATCCTTTTAAGTAGATAGTGCGGAAACGTTTAGCACTAGAACCAAGATCTACAACGTCAGTAGTGTCTGGTAATATATGACCATATACTGTTGTGGTACCTTTTAAGGCTACGTTATTATTAATAGTAGTCGTACCAGTTAATGCACCAATATTTAGGGTAGTAGCGGCTCCAGCAAAATTAACTGTAGTTGCTACAGTATTTAATAAGTCAAAACTTGCTCCACCAGCAACAATGCTAGTAGTGATTGTTGGAGCTGTTCCAAATACTACATCGCCTGTACCTGTTTTTGTGGTAAGTGCTGCAGCTAAATTAGAGCTAGAAGGAGTAGCTAAGAAAGAGGCAACATTTGCACCTAATCCTGAAATACCTGTTGCAACTGGAAGACCTGTTGCATTTGTAAGTGTAGCACTTGAAGGAGTACCTAATGCACCACCATCAACAAGGAAGGCACCAGCACTACCAGTGTTAATTGCAAGAGCAGTAGCAACACCAGTACCTAAACCTGAGATACCTGTTGCAACTGGAAGACCTGTACCATTTGTAAGTGTAATAGATGAAGGAGTACCTAATGCACCACCAACAACAATCAATCCACCAGCAGCTCCGGTTGCTGCAGCAAGAGCAGTAGCAACACCAGTACCTAAGCCTGAGATACCACTTGAAACTGGTAATCCTGTTGCATTAGTAAGAGTAAGAGTAGTAGGAATACCAAGATTAGGTGTTACTAATACTGGACTATCCGAAAGAACTACTGAACCTGTACCTGTTTTAGTTGATACTCCAGTACCTCCATTAGCTACTGCAAGAGTGCCTGCTAGAGTTAGTGTACCTGTTGAGGTAACTGGTCCACCAGAGAAAGTTAGTCCTGTAGTACCACCACTAGCATCAACGGAAGTTACTCCACTAGCTGCTGCATTACCCCAGGTTACGTTACCTGCACCGTCTGTTTTTAGTACCTGATTTGCCGCACCATCTGTACGTGGTAGTTTAAAAGCATTAGCTATTGAAACTCTACCTGTACCATTAGGACTTAAGTATAAGTCTCCATTAGTATCTGTAGTGCTTAAAGTATTACCATTTAGAGATAAATTATCAACTAATAATTCATCTATCTTTTTATTTGCATCTACAATAATTGCAGCAGATGCTGTAAGTATACCAGGAGTTTGTTTTAATAACTCTGTAAAGTATTTACCACCAATTGCAACTACACTAGCTGCAGCTCCTGCGGTTTCTACTCCTGTACCTATATATAATCTATCACCGCCGTTGGCACTTGTGCCAACGCCCATTGAATAGCCAAGTTCACCTGTTGCAAGCGTGGGTATCGAAGTACTCGTTAGACCACGCTTGATTTTTAAAATAGCAGCCATTTTTATGTCCCTTTAAAATAGTCCACAATCAACCGATTGCGAGTCTAATAGTTTCTTTGTCGTCCACTTGGACGTATTATTGTCATAGATTAGTAGAGAACCCTCGCTTAGTTGACTTTTATCAACATCTGTGGCTTCACTAATTTGTGATAATCCTGTTGCACCTTGGAGACCTGTTGCTCCTTGGTAGCCTGTAGCACCTTGTATACCTTGTATACCACTAGCACCTGTAGCACCCTGTATACCTTGTATACCACTAGCACCTGTAGCACCTATATAGCCCATTGGGCCTGTTGTACCTTGTGGTCCTGTTGCACCTTGTATACCTTGTATACCTTGCGGACCTGTTGCACCTTGTATACCTTGTATACCTGTTGCACCTTGAGCACCTGTAATACCTTGAGCACCCGATAGATCAGATACATAATTATATGCTGTACCTGTCCATATATATAATCTATTTGTTTCAGCGTCTTCTACTGAGCCTGTATCAACAATGGCAAATTGACCACTTACTATTCCTATAGGATTAGTATCCGCCATTAAAGCTGCTACAGAAATATAAGTCTTAGAAATTGAAAATCCTAGACCTGTATCACCTTTTATACCTGTAGCACCCTGTATACCTTGTATACCTGAAGATCCTGTAGCACCTTGTATACCTTGTATACCTTGTATTCCTGAGGCACCAGTAAATCCTGTAATACCTGTTGCACCTTGTATACCTTGTATACCTGTTGCACCTTGCCAACCTTGTGCAACCGCTGTACCAGGAGGACCTTGTGGGCCTTGTGCTCCTGCGGCAATTACTGGCGATAGTACGACGGTTTCTAAAGATACTACAGATTCTGATATATACGAAGCTGTTTCAATAACTTTTCGCGGTATGGCTACTGTTTCAACAACAGGTACAGCAACAGTTTGTAAAACATTAGTGGCTACTAATACTATAGTAATATCATTATTTAATACGGTTTCGGTACTATCTGTTTCAATTACTACGTATTCAGTTGTCATCTAGTTACCTCTTTGTACAGTGTTATAACACCACCACAAAATTGTGTAACCTGACTACCTGCAGATACTAGTTCTAGATCATATACAGCTGTTGTAAACGTAAATCCTGCAGTTGTAGTAGCAGGTATATTTAAAGTAATAGTTTTTAAAGTATTATCAATTAAAACTCCACCATTAGCAGTAGTTAGCTCTGATATAACTGTTGAACTATCTATGTCAGACCGTATTTGCATCCTACCAGTATATCCAGCAAGATCTATAGGTTGGTTATATTCTATTACACCACCGCTTACATAAGTTTTATAACTTAAAGAATTTATTGAGTTTATTGTAAGTGTTGTTGAAGTAACTTCAGTTACTATCTGATAGTTATCTGTGGAATTAATATCGGTCATACCAAGTACATTAGTTACCTTTACTCTCCAGTTTGGNGGTACTCCATGTGCAGTAGTAGTACTAATAACCATTGGCGCTGCTTGTGTGATTGCAGATATATTTTTATAGGTTTTTGTAGGGCTTTCCCATCTTAGAACCTCTGAAAAAGTACTGCCTTGATAAACTTTAAAATTTATTTTTGCAGGTGTTGTCATTTCTTTGCTCCAATACTAATAGGCTCAGACATAAGCATATGTAGTCTGGCAATTTCTTTGTTCAAAATAGAAACTTCTAATTGTAGTTTCTGATTCTCTATAGTTAGGTCAGTCAATTGTTGGCTCAAACGAATTAATTCTGTTTGTAGACTTCCTATTTCAGTAGAAAGAGCAGTATTTTGTTGACTCATACGAGCTAACTCTATTTGCATCATTTTTACTAGAGCTGACTCTGCTTCGGTATTTCTCCAGGCTTTAACCAATTGTTGTATAGCGAATGAGATACTAATTAAAGTAAATCCTATACCTACAAGTATGCCTGAGCCACTATTAAAATCACTGGGCTGCATAATGGGCTCTTTCTTTAATATAATTTAGGCCTAAATTCTCCATGCCTATATAATTTTGTTCTATTATACCATGTTGGGCTAGTACTGTCAAGATAAAAAAATTCCCGCCCCCTGTGAACAAGGAACGGGAATCTGCTATTAGCTATTAGAGTATTTAAAGTTATTTATTATAGTCTGCGATTATTGATTTGCTACACCTGTAGCGGGATATGCTCTACTATTGCCTGGCCACATAATGCGGATTGCAGCATTACCACCACGTAATCCACTAACTCCTCGGCCTGAAGCACCTCCACCACCAAATAGTGTACCACCTCCAGGAGTAGTTCCTAGTATGCTAGCACCGCCTCCGTTTACACCAGTTGTGCCTGCAGCTGCTGTACCTTGACCGCCACCTGCTCCTGCACCAGAACCGCCACCAGCTCCTGCAGTAGTGGCTCCAGGTGCTAAACCTGCACCTGCACCGCCAACTGTACCATAACCTCCGGCTCCGCCTCCGCCTGCAGTATTAAGTCCACCGCCATAGCCTCCTCGTCCACCAGATCCTTGAGTACCCACACCAAAGGGAGCATTGGGTGCTACAGCACCTCCAAATCCGCCTTGACGTACTCCGGTATATGGCGTAGTATCATTTGCTAAACCACGTCCACCTAATCCGCCCCCTGCACCACATAAGGCACCTGTTAATGTGTTTGTTGGTGATCCAAATACAGCTAATGATCCAGCACCACCAATTGAGTTAGCACTTACTGCTCCAAAATATGGGTTTCCTCCTGAAAAACCTGGTGCAGTTAACACAATATTTAAGTTATATGCAGTACCAGGAACAACAGGTATATTATTTCTATAATATAAGGCGCCGCCACCTCCTGCTCCACTTTGAGTAACGGTATTACTATTCATACCCACTCCACCACCTCCACCGCCAATACAAACAGCACTAACTGTGTTAACACCAGCAGGTGCTGTCCATACTACTGTTCCAGTACC